CCATTTATAGTCATAGCGTAACTGTAAGTGCCTCCTGTCCTACTTAAAAAACGTAAATCTGTATCATTGTTAGTTGGGCCAATTAATCCATTTGTCCCGTCAGATCCTATATTAATACCATTATTGCCATCAGCAGGAGTAATACGTAAGATTTGATTGGTCATCGCTGTGCCATTAGCGGTCCCGTCACTGTTTACGTGAAGAGGAGTTACGGGAGCATTTGTCCCTATACCAACCTTACCCTCTTCGAGAGTAGTTGCCATATCACCGCCGTCATAACGGAACTTAATTGGCTGTTTGGTAATAGTAGTCCCATTGGCTTTTTTCATTTCCGCGCCAATGCACAAACCATCTGTCGTGCTCCAGCTTGGAGATGCAGAGTTTAAGGTAGAAAGTCTAATCACCTCGGGGACTTCATTATCTCCTACGGCGCTTTTAGTAATATGCAAAGGTGTAGCTGGAGTAACTGTTCCTATACCGACATTAGCACTTTTTATCACCATCGTCTCTGTATCAGTACCCGCAACGATAGTATTAAACTTTAAAGCTCCGTCTTCTGTACCGTCTGAAACATCAATGGCTTGAGCAACTATATTCGCATACTGTACGTCTTGTGAATTATCATTTCTCCCCTTGAAATCTAAAGTTCCTAAAAGGTCATTATCTGCAGGGCTTGCAGAGTTCCGATAAAAAATGACATCTGGGGCGTCAGCCGCTGCAGGATGAGTACTTTCGATTATTACTAAATCGCTATTAACAGTATCATAGACGTGAAGCTTAGCCCCCGGATTGGCCGTACCAATTCCTACATCGCCATTATCATAAATAGTTCCCGAAGTTAAAGTGTCTTCATCAGACCAGCGAGCTACATAGTTGGCAACACCTGAACCGCCAACACCAGACAAAACAGATTCAATAGATTTCCAATTAACCCCCGTCGCGCCTTCGTTAGTGAGAACCATTCCGTTCTCTCCTATCCAAGTATTGGAATCGATAACGTTTCCTGCTATACTTAATTTGTTAACATTAAGCTGGTTACCATTCGTAAAAGTTAAATCCGCATCTCCGCCAAAAGCCCCAGCGTTATTAAACTGTACTTGAGTGTTTGATCCCCCGGGACTCGTACTCCCTCCGCCGCCCCCACCCCCAGCAATAGGAGACCATCCAGTAGGCGTTAATACCCAAGACGCAAGATTGCCCGTGTCGACTAAGAAGGCCCCATCTAGAACACCGGTAGGTTTTGTATCACCAGCGTCTACGACGAATCTATCTCCTGCGTATCTTGTTATTGCCATAATTATGAAAAACTAAATGTAAAACCGTAAAAAACCCCGCTGTTGTATTTACTATCAATAGTGGAGAAATTTATTTTTATAGTATGTGACCCGGCGGCTAAATTGCTTTTTGTAAAAGTCCCTATTCCGCTAACCGTCGTATAACTTATTCGATCATCTTGATTTACCCATTGTCCTTGATTAGCTCTAGGTTGAGTGTTTACAGGAGAACCCCCCCCTTGAGAATATAATTTAACTTGCCTAACATCTATCCGTCCATCTTCAGATTCGTCCAATCCAAAATAAGTCCCGTTATTTCCCGGTGCGCTACCCGAACATAATACTGTGTTATCTACACTGAGGTCCATTAAGTCCGTTGTATTGGCTTGATACATTTCCCCCAACCCCGAAGCTTTTACTGTTAATGTAGAAGTAGAATTCAAATTAAAAGTACCTAAAGCATAACCACTTTGTATGAATTGATTATAATATTGCCGAAGTACATCTGAATCTGTATCTAATTCTCTTTCAGCTGCCGTATCCCAATCCGCTTCAAAATCTAACCTCAGTTGCAGGCCATCTGTTCCCACATGCCATGGATCAGCTTGATGATAAGAAGATAAATCTATTGTATCGCCATTACCTAAAGCACCACCATGTAAATACCATCCATAATAAGACAAGGTGTCACCTGCTACTCTATCGGTAGTGTCGTAAAAATCTTCGCCTGAAACAGGAGAAAATAAATCTCCGTCTCCATTTTCAAAGGGCCAAGTAGTAGTAGTTTGAACGCTTCCTTGTTGCCCCCAATACAGACTCTTATTCCATGTAATTATTTTTTCTTCTCCATCAGTACTGGGAAGTGTCTGTTTTTTTATAAAAGCTGTTGGTACTATAGCCATTAATAATATTCATAACCTGTTACAGCGGATGCGAATATACCAGTATTTATTCTTATAAAAGTATAAAGGTTTGTTTTGGCGGCAGGTATAGCAGGAGGGCCACTGTCATATTCCCCTCCCCACACCACCGCATTACCCGAAGCGAAAGTAGCAGTTTTTGCTGAACTACTATTATTTGCTACATACATCGTTAATGTTTGACCGTTTTCAACGGTATTAAAAGTTATCGTAGTATTTTGGTTGATGATCTCGTATTGAATATTAGATAAACTCCAGTTAACCGCAGTAGCGTTAGTTATATTAGACACGGGGACGATGTCCATAGCGCCTTGTAGACTTAAACTAGCTTTATCCCCAATACTCCCATTTACTGTAATTTCATTTACAACAAGTTTTTTGCTGGGGTCTATTTCTAAATTTCCACCAGTAACAAAAACATTACCTGAAAAAGGACTATTGGTTACGTCAATCGCGGAAGCATCTATATCTATATATCTTATTCCGGTTAGAATTAAATCTTTCCCCGCTTTAATTGTGAGGTTATCGGTACCGGTATCGTTTCTTATGTAAGAGGTAGAGTTGTAAAAAGTTATATCGTCTAGATTATCAATATCATTACCTTGCATGTTGATGTTGCTAGTCGCGGTATAGTTCCAAGGAGTAGTTGCGGAATCAAAAGCTACCCCGCTACCAGTGACTAAAAGCCCATCTGACTTTCTAACTTGAAGAAAAGGAAAAGAGGCTACATCAGTATTCGAAGCGTTCTGCCAGTTATCATTATTATCAAAATAAATATCTTTGTTTAACCCAGAGATACGAGTCGCAGGAAATCCATTACCATTACCAGTACATACAAACTCTGCTAATTCAGTAGTAGTTATTTGCTTAGTCACATAGGGACCGTTAGAAGGGCCAGCTCCTACAGGCAGTAGGAACGCTCCACTTACGTCCTCGCTCGCGCTCAACCCTATTAACTGAGATATCTTTTTATTTGCCATTTTTCCTTAAACCTTATTGTAATATACACTGTTTTAATACGCCGGAAGTAGATTTGTTACTAATAAATCGTCAGTTTCCTGCTGCAAGTAAAATCCATTTTGACTATTTCCGCTTGCACTACCTTCTAACAAAATGAAATCTTCCACTTTTTCCATCCCATAAACCCCGCTTATAAACATTCCTTCACTCAAGTCATCTGGATTTATCTCAACATTAAAAGAAGCATTAAATACTTTATTGTTGCCTATCGCACTATTGTATCCAAAATCATTTAATTTAGCCCCTATGAAAGTATACCTTAAAGCTTCATCTTCTTGGTTAATGGGTATAGTTCCCGCGTTTATTGGAGCCGCTAAACTTTTGGGGCAGGTTTGTTTAGGGGCCACTTTTATAGTAAAATTGTAGCCGCTATTCAGGGAGATTAAATCTACTAAAGACCCACTGTTTCCCGAATCCACAAAACCCTCTAAACTCAAATTAGCGTATATTGTAGACGTGGGGAGAGTTTTAACTGGGAACTTATACCCTAAATTGTTTAAAGGTTCCCGATTTAAATCTATGGATATTTCATAACTTTGAATATGCAAAGAATCAAAATCCACGCCTAACCCTGAAAAAGAATCGGTACTTATAGTAATATCTCCATGAGTCAAAGCGGCGTACCCCTCCGAAGAAAGATATCTAGGGATCACCACACTTTTCTCAGGACTAATTGTTCCGCTCTGAGTCTCTATACCGGGCGCTTGAAACCCGCTTCCGCTCATATCAAAATTAATATTATACGCCGTATAAGAAACAGAAGCACTAGCAAATCCTCCTACTGCTCCTTGAGTATTGTAAGAATTAAGGTAAGAATTACCAAATCCTATTACATGATACCCTGTAGAAGCTGGGTCAATAGACTGATAAATATCTGGATCTACAAAATTTTCTTTGAAATAGCTTCTATTTATATCTTCTTTATCAGGGTTGACAACGACGTATATGTTGCGGCAGTCTCTATATTGATTTAACGGGAAGTCTTGCCATGGATATTTAAGCTCCTTATTTTCGTTTTTTTCAAAAAAGCCTGATAGAAGTGAAACGTTTTGATTGTCCTCGTAAAAAGATTCACCATTAAATGGAAAATTGAATAGAGGATAATTTACGTTGAAGCCTAATCGAGATTCGTTTTTGGTACCACACAGGAAGTAATCAAAACTCAAATCTACCGAAGGATAATCAATATAAGGGCGATCGACTAAACCCCTTTGATTTAGTTGGACTAAGTCAGTATGAGGAGTATTAATAGAGTAACTTACCGACTGGACTCTATCAATGGGATTCAATCTATTAATCTTCTGCACTAAAGAAGAGTAATCATCAGTGGGTTGTCCCCCTATATAACTTAAAAAATTATAACCGCTTTTCGGGGCAGGTCCTACAAACAAGGCCTGACAATTGTAAATTACAGTTGGCCTTGCCATTACTTTTCTCCTTCATAAACGCTTGCATACAATATTCCTGCTAAAAAGTCATCTACCTGATGTTCATAAGCTACATCTTGAACTTTTTTAACCCTCTCATGATTTCGGTCTGTAGGCTCTGCCGCATATCTCCCAGCTTTAGCTAACCAATTTTCTGGATCTTCATTCGCTATGACGATATTAGTTATTTCCTTAGCTATACCTTTTTGCTGCTTGCTTAGCCGTTTTCTATTATGTAACTGCCTCAAAGAGGCCTCCACTTCTAACGTAAGTTTGTCGGAAAGATTTAAGTTTTCCTGTATACTAGTTAAGCTAAAGTTGAGGGTCTCCTTAGTCGAAGCTTTGGCGCCTACTGGAGTTTTTGTGTCCGTTTCCTTGGGGGTATTGGTTCCCGGCGGTCTACCACTCATCTGGGGAGCTTTAGCACCGCCAATTAACGGTTGGTATAAACCCTCGTTTTTAAGCTCTTGAAATCTTTTTTGAGATTCAACAGATTCGTCCGAAGTTGGGAATCTGCCAGACTCTATAGCTTGCATACCCTCTTCTGCTGTTAGAACTCCCAGCTCGATTAATCTGCTATAAATACGTGAATAGACTGATGTGTCTCTTAAATCTACATCTTCAAAATGTGCCGTAGGATAGTTCTTAAATCCTAACTCTTTTGAAACTCGTCTTATTTCAGGCATTAAAAAGTTTTCCAAAAAGACTCTTCGTCCTTGCTTAAGTCTTTCCATAAACACTTGGACTTTAATGCTTGTATTAGCAAATTTTTCATCACTCAGGAGGATATTATTTAGACCCATTTGGATATCTTGATTAACTACGTCATACTTTTTAGGGTCAAGGATATTACCAATATCAGGAATTACAAATTTAGCGTCAGTCGTATAATCAGAAATTAATACTCGACCTACAGATTCGTTTTCGAACAACTGCTGCATGGCCATTAAATTTTTCTGATTTACTCCTCCGTCTGCAGGCTTGGCTCCCATGGTTATTAGCAGTATAGCTTGGTTAGTAGTTCTCGCTACTGCCATATCCATTTGCTTCATTTCCTGCTTCCAGTTAATATCCTCTAAAACAGGATAACCCATAGGAACCGCGAAGGGCTCGTAATCTTGCTTTTTATAAAAAACAGCAATCAACTTATGAGTATCCAGCGGTATAGTGATGGCTGACATACCAACATTTTTACTCTTTTCGATAGTCTTTCTGGTTTCTGGGGGTAAGCTTTCCAAAACTTCTCTATCTTCTTCTGTTTGAGGGTAACGAAGCCGTTGAAGCTCATAATCTGTTATAACTTTGTAATAAACTCCAGTACTGAATGAAATGCTGCCTTGGAGCTGGATATCAGAAGGGTTTAATATTATGTATTTAGCGGGAAGATCTATTTCTTGGCCCGCTTGAGCTAATCCAAAAGTTTGATTAATTTTAAAAGCATCGTCTTTTTCCATTTTTGCATTATAACGATACATAAAAACATTTCCTGACCGATAATATTCGCGGAAGAAACGACTTTGAAGATCATCTATATTTATTCGCGTAAAAAGAGTCTTGAAAAATTCACGAGATTTCCGGCTCCCTCCTGTATAAAATAAATTGCTAATCGAGAACTCGGTCATTAAATCAATAGTGTTTCTAAAAACTGAGAAGTTATAATAAGCTTTTTGACACAAGACTATGGTGTCCCTGATATCAATGTTGGAATTATTAGTTATTCCATGTGAATATTTAAAGGGAATCATCCCGTCTTCAATATTCTTGAATCGATCTGTACGCGGAATATCGGCCGCTTTATTTCTACGAGTTCGCGTTTGAGTAGCTTTGCTTTCTTGCATCGCCATCAGCGGTTCCGTACCTTGTTCCGTTTTCTTCCTTACAGCCATATTTTACTTTAAAATTACACCTAAGCTATCATTCTGGGAGTAAATGTGTGATTAATTTGTTCTTGGTGTGTATTTTTAATATCATTATAAGCTTTAACAGCCCAGTTTCCTAACATTAAAGTAGTGTAGTTATCCTTTCTGGCTCGGTTAGCTGAAGTACTTCTTTTTAAATGTTGTGGAAGGTCAAAAGTTTGAGTGCCTTTAGCTGTAGTTTTCACTTCTACCAAGGCGCATTGCTTTTTAGTTTGATTGATCATGTCATCTTGAAACTCTATTAAGTCCCCTTTATTCTCATAAGGCATCAACTTTAACGGTACAGATTGTGATACCACCCTATCAAAAAAGCTACCGCACGCGGCAGTGCGAGAAGCGAACCATATCCTCTTGTGATCAATGGAGGCTTGAAGATATTCATTAGCTTCTCTTAAGAAGGTTACTGAAAACAATTGTTTAAAGCATATAACACCCTCTTTAAGGTTATATTGCTGCTTAGCTTTCAGGAGCATTTTATTGTAGTCTTCACCCGATTTATCGCTTTGGAAATCAAAAAACTTAATGTGAGTACGGGTACTCACAAAAAGCTCGGACTCATTAGCGCTGTCTATAAATTGATATCCCGCATTATCAATGATAATCATTACTAGATTAAAGTTAGTAACTATATAATGAAGGTATTTTATATGGTCTTTTAAATCGCCACCAGCTATTGCGTAACTATGGACTAGAGTTGAATGGTTTTTCTTTTCTTCATCTAGCTCCAGTATTGACATCGCAAAATAATCTGAAGAAGGGCTATTACTAAAACTTGGGTCAATAGCTAAAATATACTGCTTATCTCTTTCCCCTTTTATTAAAGAGTGAGGCTTTTCAGTATCTGGCACTGTGCAATCATGCATTTTTTTAGCACTAAAGTAACTGTCGCTACCATCGGTAAATTGAGCACAATATTCTCTCAAGAAAGAAGAGTTGGATGAACCGCCCGCCCTCGCCTCTTCAATTACTGTATTATCTATCATGTCCTTCGGGATAGAATCAAAGGCCATTTGAGATATAAAATAGTTAGAGTTCAGTATATCATCGGAATAAATATTATTCATCCAATCTTTATAAGTTTTAAAAAGGTTCTCAAAACTAAAGCTAGCTGAAGAAAGAGCTATCATTTTTGAATTATTTTGAAACTTAAGCCTGTCTTCTTCTTTCATTTTGCCCGAGTTAATGAGATCGTCTTCCATTTCCCTTATTTTTATTCTCTCTGCCATATCTTGAGGGGCGACCAAAAAAGGCATAAGGACTGTTTTAATAGTCTCTTCAGGTAAGAGTAAGAACTCGTCAAGCACTAGTATATTTGCACGAAAACCACGAATCTTCTCCCCACTTAAAGGGATCGCAGTTATAGTGCCCTCATTTATTTTCCACTCAAATTGGTCATTACGTTTAGATTTAGCCCCGAACGCATGAGCTAACATTTGAGCTTCTTTAGACTCTACTATCTTTTCTAAGTTATTGAATATAAAACGAGCAGTACGAAAAGTCGGACCTGCAATTAGAATTTTAGTTCTGGGTTCAAAAACACATTGAAGAAAACAGTAAACCGCGGCTATAAAACTCTTACCACAACCCCGACCCCAAACACACATACTAAAGTTACGATTAAAAAAAGCTTTTAGAGTAATCTCTTGGTAGAGAGCTAATTTGATTCCGGACAGAAGCTCTGTAGTAAAACCTAAATTAGATCGCATAAACTTCGCTAGAGTTATCTTAGCTTGCCTATCGGGGAGCTCCCCCTTTAAGTTCAAAAACTCTTCGTTTAAATTAGGAATAGGTTTTTTATATTTGTCTGGGCAGTACCACATATTATAATAATTTTAACTCGTAAGCTAATTGTAAATCGTGCTTCTCTTTCAATACATCTGAAAGCAATAGCTTCTTAACAATCCTTGTGCACTCATCTCTTCCATCAACAAAAAGAAACTGTATGTGAGAAAATTCCTGTATTAAATCACGCACGTTATGAAATACAAAATCCGGAGTTACTCGAGTATTTTTTTTATAAACATGTTTTAGTTTATTAAATGCCAAGCAATCATTCAGCTTCCTCTCCACTAATATGACCATGTAAGCATTCTCCTCCGCAGCTCTATTTATTTCATTTTTAAACCTTTCCAATCCGGAGCTAAGCGTTCCTATTAAGTCAGGTACTGATTTCCTTTCTATATAAGTGTTCTGAGTCTTCTCTTTATCGTTTAAGCAATAATCTCCGAACTTTAATCCACGGACTTCAGTAGGGAAGTCTTTTATATCTAAGGGTTTTTGTTCTCTAGAGTCTATATAAATGAGATGCTTTTTAGAGTAGGTCTCTTTGTACTCCTTTTTAACTGGAATAAATTTAAATTTATTTTTATAACCTACCTCTTCGCAAAGATTATAGTAACTTTCGAACAAGACTTCGTAATACTGGATTGGGGGCATTGGAAGAGTACGGAGCTCAACTTGGGTGGGAGCATAAACAAGTTTTTTTTCTTCTTTCCTTTTTTGCAAAAGTGACTTGCAATAAACTTGAGCTTTTTCTAAAGGGACGCTTTTTAACCAACTTTTCAGATTCCTTTTGTTGTTGAAGTCGGAAGAAAAGTATTGGTCTTTATTTTTGTATTTTATTAACTCTTTAGTGTGGAGGTCATGACGAGGAAAATTTTGGTGATAGTACTGCTCTATACTAAGCTTATGAGCCTTTATATGTAAATGAAGGCTTTTATCTTTTTCAAATTCTTTTTCACAAACTTTACAACTAACCATTTAAAACTTCTTCTTCACTGATGCCTAGAATACGAGATTTTATATCCTCCATTGAACTAAGTCTTTCTATCTCGGTAGAAATATTCTTTTTACGGAGTTCAGCTATCTTAATCATTTTATTCCTAGATTCTTCATCTTTCCAAAGTTCCACTAAATTTAATATAGAAGCAGACTCTTGCATCATCTTGCTCATCCGCTGACTTCTTTTTTCTTTAAGTTCGTTAAGTAATTTAGTTTGACGATTTACGCATTGGTTATATTCTGTTTGAGCGGTATTAATAGCCTCCACCAAACTCATTGCCATGCGGCGTCCTTCCGTATCTTCCGCGTTTTGATCAAGTAATTGTTGGAGCCTTTCTACTCGTCTTTGAATATTAGAGGCTATAACAACTTCCGCCGATAAAACTATATATTGATCTACTTCTTCTTGAGTTAGATCCGGCTTATCCCAAGTATAACGCACAAAACTACTCTCAAAAAGCTCTCGGTCAGTTTCCGCTGAATAAGTACTTATTTGATGCAAGAAGCGGTAAGTGTGCATATACCCAATTAAGGTAGATAAATTCTTTTTGTTCTTAGCGGAGATCTTGTCTTTATCTATTCCATGATGAACGTATTTATTTACTCTTACTAAAGCGCGGCTTTCTGATTTAGGAGGTTGATATCCACCCTCCACTGGTGCATCACTACTGTCTGAAAATTTTACTTGATTTGGTATAGAGTTTGTAAACTCAGCCACTATTTTATATTCTGCATGTAAAGGAGATATTTTAGGGTCATCAAACACCATCCTAGCCATTTCTATCGGTTTCATGGCACTACAGTTATTACTAATAAATTCTTTTTGATCTTCAGTTAATTCTGGTTTTTCTTTTGCGTAATATTTACCTCCCACTTTGGCCTGTAAACTTTTTTCAGCTAAGAACTTTTTAATAGCTATCCCGTAACGAGATCGACCCGTTTTTGCATCTTCTGGAATATCCGCGAAAACTAATTCTATTAACTCTTTAATAAAAGGTGGGTCATCAGGCCTTTGGTTCCACTCATTAAGAATAGCTAGTTTCTGATCTTCGTTTAAAGCTACAGCTTTTGAGCTCATAAAATTTCTATCTCTCCATCCTTCAACATTTTTTTAACTTTTTGTATTATAGATTTTTTAACATTTTTAATTTGTTTGTATCCGGGGACGCGATTTTTTTCGTTAGTCTTATAACCCATTAAACTAGCTGCTTCTTCTTCAGACATGTTATCTATATACAGAGCTTGGTAAATTTTCCATTCAGCGGTTTTTAAGTTAGACTTCATTTTGTCATTAACCTTATTCATTAACGCTATTATATCTACGCCAGTATATTCGGCCGTGTTTATTTCATGAGTGTGATCGTCTATTGAAACTGGTAACTTTGCATCGTAAGCTTGCTTTTTGGTCCGAACCCAGTTTGCATAAAGGGGGCAAGTCTCACACTGCTTACCGTATATATAACATAAGTTTCCAGCCTCGGCTGCAGCACATTTCAAACAGGGCCTACAGTAATTTCCATAATTGTTCCTAATCAGATTCTTTATCTGATTTGAAATTATCCGGTTGATCCAAGGATTAAGGGGTTTTTTAGTATCATAAAGATGCCATTTTTTAAAAATATGTATCCTAAGAATTTGAGAAACATCGTCGAAGTCCATCCATGATAAGGCCGTAAGGCTCCACTTAGATTTTCTTTTTCTTATTTCCGCATCTATTTGTTCTATAAAATCTTCAAATTTAGGCTTCTTTTTTTTAGGCATTTGGTCTGCGAGATGTTCCAGCATCCCTTTTGAAATCCTCCGTAATTGAATCCCGGGAATAAGTAGGATCAGCTTCCCGCTGATAACCATCCGCTGATTCCGGACCTCCCGTGCCTAAAAGTTCCTCAAGAGTATTGCGTTTGTCAGGGCGGTTGCCCTCTAAATCAAATGCTAAACTATCCATGTCCGGCTCTACAAACCGTTCTTCCTCATCTTCCTCTACTTCAATTATAGGCGCTTTATTAACAGTTTTAGCTGCTTTAAAGACTTTTTTGGGCGCCTGTTTATTTAACGACGAAAAAGATTCGCCGCATGAACCACAAAACCTAGGCTTATTCAAAGAGTATTCTGTCCCAGAACCGCAAGTTAAACAATAAGCTTTCATGAATAATGTTACACTATATATATTAATGAAAATTAAGCATTTTTCAAAAAAAGTGTATAACCTATATGGATATGGAAAACATCAAGTTCAAAAACTCGGACGGAATCGAATACGAATTGATATGGAAAAAGCCTCACCATACTTATAATGCTGATGGTTTATGTTATTCCCCAGAAGCGGATAACCCCAAAATCCTAGTCGACCCAAAACTTAAAAAAAGACGAAAAATGAGTACTCTTATAGAAGAGGTAACTCATGCTTTCTTTTGGGATAAAACAGAAAAAGAAGTAAGAAAATTCTCTTCTGTTCTTGCTGGTTTAATTAATAAGCAAATTAAATAGTCTCACATTCCGATAGTTTAGACACAATAAATTTGGTCAACTCTGACCGAACGATATCCTCGTGACTAAACTCAAAAGTATGAATACCCATATCGCGGCTTTCTTGATTGTCAAAAACATCATACAGTTTTAAGAATCCTCCACGGTTT